TTAAAATCTAACGTGTTTTTTTCGACCAGTCAGTGCATCTATCTTATTCGCATCTCTCAAACAAACATGATCATAATGTTTTTGAATAACATCAACACCATTACCAACTTGTTTTGATATTAAATACATATCTCTATCATCATGTAACAATGCTTTAGTTATATAGGTATGTCGACAAGAATAAAGAGTGTATTTATATTTTATTTTCTTTTCATCAATAAGTTTATTGACGACTCGAGAGAATATTTTTCCGAATTGACTTTGACCGATAGGGAAAGAAGGTCGAAATATAAAATCATCCTTTATTGTCATTAATTGTTTTTCTGTAATTTTTTGTGATTTAGTTATTTCAATAAAAGAAAGTAAGTTATTGATTGCTTTTTTACTTATAATCATGTCACGTTGTTCATGATCTTTGTTTTTTCCTTTCCGAACTCTGCAATAAAAAACATTTTTATGTATAGATAAATCACTAAAGCGCAAGTTCTCTATTTCTTCGCCCGGTCTTATTCCTGTGTTAAGAAGGAAATTAAAATAGTGAGGAAACAACAAGCGATATTCTTTTGTTTTAAAATTAGCTTTGATAGGTTTCAAAAAATCTTCTGAACAAATATAATCTTGAATAGTCTCTAAATCATCATCGATTATATCAATGCCTATTTTATTTTTTTTAGTTATTATCTTTTTCGGTAAACTTGGAAAATCTTTTTTCTTTAAAATCTCTTCTTCTTCCAGATAGCTTAATAAATGCCTAAAACAAGTTTTGTTCATGTTCTTTCGAGTATTAGATAGTTCTCTTTGTTCAAAATAAAGTCTTATATTTTTAGTTGTCAAATCGTCAATGCTTTTATTTTTAAAGAATGGAATAATAAAACTATTAAACAAGTAAATATAATCATTATAAGTATTTCTAAAAGGCTTTTTCTGCTTAAGTTGCTTAATGACTTCGTTACAAGCATGTTCAACAGAATGTCTTTTGTTAGGTATTATATCTATACCAGCTTTAACCATTCCTTCGAGTTCAAACTTTAAAGTCCAAGCTTTTTTTGTTGCTTCTTCAATGTCAGAAGTTTTTAAACTACGTCTAATTTCTTGACCATTGACACGCAATCGAACATAGATGCTTTTTGTGTGATTTTGGCGATAGATAGCCAATCCTTTGATAAGTTTTTGATACATAGAATCACCAAAAGTTGTATAAAAAATTGTATAAGTATTTTAATACTAAACTTAACTAATTGATGTAGCAAGGAGTTATAATTAAGGATTTAGATTCAAAATCCGTTGCCTTCGGGCGTGGCGGTTCAAGTCCGCCCACCGGTACCAAAATTCAATATTAAGACGTCCTAGGACGTCTTTTTTTATGCCTGAAATCCAGTGTTTACGGGCTTTTGGCGTCTATTCGCGTCTAAAGGCGTTTGGTGGCTGCTAGAATTTTTAGTACCATGGTTAGTACCACAAGTTGATATCGGGACTAAAACTCATGGCTAGGACGGTTACGCCTCTAACGAATACGGAAGTAAAACAAGCTAAGGCTAGCGGTAAGGTTAAAACCTTACGTGATGGTGGAGGCTTGGAGCTTCGAGTTAGCCCTACGGGTAGTAAGTCGTGGATTTTTAAATATCGTGTCCCGCTTACTAGCAAGCGAACGAATATTAGTTTTGGTTCTTACCCTAGCGTGACGTTGGCACAAGCTAGGCAGCGACGAACTGAGGCAAGCGCATTACTCGCTCAAAATATCGACCCTAAAGCCCACCAGCTAAACCTTGAGCGTGAAGCAAGGTTAAATCTTGAGAATACCTTTTCGGCTTTTGCTGCTAGGTACCTTTCAATAAAAAGTGAGACGGCTAGAGATAGTACCTTTCAAAAACGCTCACAAATGCTAAACAAATATCTTTTGCCGGTAGTGGGGCGGGTACCAATAAGCGAGATTAAACCTCTGCTAATGAAAGGTGTGCTTGACCCTATAGCTAAGCAAGGAAAGATAGAGACGGTAAAGCGTCTTTGTATCATTGCTAATGAAGTGATGCGTTTAGCGGTTGCCGGTGGAGCTATTGAGTTTAACCCTATCGCGGAAATCACCAAGCTTTACCCGACCCAAAAGGTGAACCACCAGCCAGCCCTAAGCCCCGATGAACTCCCCGAATTAGTCAAAACCATAGACAAGGCTAACGTCACTATAACAACCCGTAATCTCATTCTGTGGCAACTGCATACCATGGTTAGACCTAGCGAGGCAGCTAAGGCGAAATGGTCAGATATAGATTACGAGGAGGGCTTGTGGCGCGTTTATATCTCAAAGATTGATGCTTTTCATTATGTCCCCTTAACGCCTCAAGCGTTGGATATTTTGGAAAACATGAAACCTATATCAATGGGGCGTGAGTACATCTTCCCCGCCAGTAGAAACCCTAAAGCCCATAGCAATATACAAAGTGCCAACATGGCTCTAAAGCGCATGGGCTTTAAAGATAGAACCACCGCCCACGGGTTAAGAGGGTTAGCCAGTACAACCCTGAACGCTAACGGGTTTGATGGTGATGTGATAGAGGCTGCGTTATCGCACCAAGAGCCAAACAAAATACGCAGGGCATACAACCACACAGATTACCTAGAGCGTCGAAAGCCTTTAATGCGCTGGTGGAGTGAGCGAATAGAGCAAGCGTCACTAGGTGAGCGTTTGAGTGTTAGTGCGCGTGGTTTGAAAGTGGTTAGTAATGGGTAAGGCTCTTTCGGGTTTTACCGTGGTTTAAAGCTAGTTTAAAGGATGTTTAAGTGAGCAGTATAAACAATCAAATAATTCCACCAGCGTTTATTCCTGTAGACTTTTGCAGTCCACAACGAGCAGCAGAAATGCTAAATATCACAATGGATGATTTGTGGCATTTTTGCTATAGGGGATATTTGCCCCTGTATATTCATTGTGAGGAAATTCCACCAGATGGCATATTTCCTCTAATTGAAGCAAGAAAAGTAATTGAAGTTCGTAATGGTTTTTTTGCTGAAACTAGCGGGCGCTTCCTGAGTGGCTTTTGGCGCGTTCATACAATGGGGGCTTGCTCCCTAACGTATTCATCAAGTGTGTTCGACGTTAACCCTTTAGATACCTGTATGTCTATCGTCGCTGAGCATGTAAGAGATGATAGTGAGTCTTGTCGGGCGGAATTTGACGGGGTGAATTTTCAGAATGCTCAAGGCAATGATAGAGATGAATTTGATATTTTAGCGCAACACTTAGCTAGAAAGCCGGATATACAAGATAGTGATTGTGACCATGTCCGATTTGTAATATTTGGTGATGACCTAAAAGATATCTATCAGGCTATTTATAAAACAGGCTCATTAGCTCGCAAAGTTGAAGCTTTTTATCTTGATACCGTAAATGGCTTTCAGGGCGAGGAGCATTACCCACCAAAGTCTTCAAGAGTACGAGTTACACCGCAACAATCCGATATGATAACGGCTTTGCTTGAGTGTTTACCTGAACTTAAAAACGCATTAAACCAAGCCCCTAAGGAGCATTGTGCGAGCGTTGTTAATGATTACTTGGCTAATCGTGAGCTTCCGCCATTGAACGTTACAGATAAGAGTATTCAAAACTGGATTGGTCGTTCAAACTACAATAGACACCGTTCAGGAAAATAACCTACCATCATAGAAAATAACCTCTATTTTCTGCCAGTTTATAAGCCCCTTGTGTAATGTTGAATTGTCTAAACACATCCAACAACGTAAAGGGGCTTTTATGCGAATCTACCGCCTGAAAGAGCTTACAGAGCTATTAGGTATTAGCCGTGCAACCATCTATTCATGGATGAAGCAAGGCACGTTTCCTCAATCGGTTACGCTTGGGGCTAACTCTGTAGGCTGGAAAGAATCTGATATCCAGCAATGGATAGATACCCGCACTAGTCAAGCGTCACAGTAGGCTGACAACCCCCGTTAGCCTAGTCTCCCCTTGGGGAATAACGGCTACAGAAAAGGCTAGAGGGGGCGTTTTACCACGTCACTAGATTCAAGGTTTTTATATGAACATTTCAAGTAATGCGAGTTATTCGCAGGGGTTCGGCTTGCCTGAAAAATGGCAAAAGGTATTGACAGCAGGAAAGAGAAATCATTATTCTTGTCGGACTAAAGCAAAATCTTTAGTCGGGATTCGAACCCCGTTTAAACAACAGGCGCATAGACGCCAGCTTTTTGCTGGTTTTTTTATGCGTACAATTTGCACACCTTTAGTAATTTCCTTAGCGAAATTGCATCTAAATTATGGTGGGCTGGTTGAGGGCACTCCGGTGCGCCGTTTCCTGTTGAGCGGTAGTTCGAACCTCGGTCAGTCCACCACCAGTAGATTCGAACCTCTTGGTGGTGGTTATAAACATCATCAACAGGAGGCTGCCACCATGGCTACTACCCCTACCCGCAAACCATCAAAAATCTATACCTTTGCTATCGGCAATCCTAACGCCTTGCATGCGTCTTTTAAAAAGGCTCGCACCGTCTCTCTAGTGGCTCAATCAGAGCACCAAGCACGCGCTATTCTAAGCGGTTTACGTTTGACGTTTATCAAGTGCCTACCGGTAGGAGGTTGCCAACATGCCTAAGCAATCACACACCAGTACAGAATCGCTCTACAACCTAGAAACCCGCTTACTCCATGCTTGGGGTATGGCTAGCACTTTAAGCAGTCATAACGAGTTTGACGAACATCTACAGTTCACCTTTGGGGCTATCGCTGACCTGTTAGACGATGCTTACAACGAACTAAGCAGCTTTCGCGCTGAATCTCGAAAACCACAAGGTGTACCGGTACCCGTGCCGGCTTTAGGTCAAGGGGAGGGTGAGGCATGAGTACATTTCTTTATGCTGAGCGAATAGAGCAGGTAGACGGCTTCCGTTTTATTACTTGGGCGGATTTAGTCTCACACGTTGAGCACCCGCCACGAGTGAGCGCAAAGGGGGCTAAGATAGCTAAGCGTCAAAGCCCTTGTATCACTGCCAGCAATGCGCCAGATAAGACGCTTGCAACGGTCATTGCGCACGATGTAATGACCGTATTACGACTTGATTTGGATGATACACAGTACAGCGTCAATCAGATAAAAGACCGCCTAGAGCTATTGGGTGTGTCGTCTTACATTGTGCACACAACCGCTAGCCATAAGCAGGGTAATAACGGTAGTCGTTACCGTGTGTTTATTGAGTTGGATAAGCCCATAAACCTAGCTGAATGGACAATTACTCAAACGTACCTTGCCTACGTGTTTGGGGCGGATGATTGCTCATCTAGACCACAACAAGTCATGTTCTTGCCGGTGTTATTTGGTGGGGTAAAGTACGAGCACTTCGTAAACCATGGCAAGCCATTAGCTCTATATGACAGCCAGGTATTTAAAGACGCTGTAACCTTTGATGTAAATCAAAAGCAGCAAGCGGAAAAGACAAAACAAGAAAAGGCTAGTGCAGTCAAAGAGACATTTAAGCCCCGTATGGTTGACGGTCAGATATCGGTGATTGATGCCGTTAACCAGCATTACGAGTGGGCGCACTTGCTACGCCATTACGGATATAAGAAACAAGGTAGGGCATGGCTCCCGCCTGAATCCACCAGTAAAACGGCAGGGGCTTACATCCTATCGTGCAGTGATGGAAAGCAGCGTTACTTCTCCCACCATACTAGTGACCCGTGCAGTGGTAGCCGGTGTTTAGACCAGTTCGACTTTATCGCCATTCGCTCATTCGCGGGTAATCGGTTCGAGTGCATGAAAGGCATTATCGGGCAATTCCCTGATATAGATAGCCACAACAAGGCGGTGTTTGCTCAAGCGAGACAAGCGGAGTTTGACCGTAAGCGTGGGGGTATGAATGAACGTTAAGAGTCTGCCTACCCCAAGCAATCAACCGAAAATGGATATTGAAACGCCATTTCCTAAGCTGCAACCAAACCAAAAGGCGGGGCTATTACGCTCCCGCCTAGGTAATGTGGCGGTTAACAAGTTTGGTGACGTGTACCGCTACGGTGAGGGGGTTTGGGAGGTTATTGAGTCTCAAGAGTTTTACCACCAAGCGGTGGAGCTATTCAACGCTAATCTGTGCCCGTTTTCTAAAGCGAGCATTGATGCCGTAACGGATACGCTAAAAATCATGCTTCCGCAAATGCAGCCCCCTAGACGTGACGTTATCGGCTTTCGCAATGGGGTGTATTGCCTGAGTACACAAACCTTTGAGCCACACAGCCCCGACAATTGGTTATTAAGCGTATGTGATGTTGAGTTTAACCAAAAGCAACCGCACGAGGGCGTACCGTGCCCCGTGTTTGATGCTTGGGTAAATCACGCCAGTGGAGGGAACACACAGAAACGGCTAGCCATTGAGGCGGGGCTGTATATGGTTTTAACCAATCGTTACGATTGGCAGTTGTTCTTAGAAGTAACCGGTGAGGGTGGTAGCGGTAAGAGTATATTTACTAAACTAGCGGAGTTGCTAGCCGGTGGTCAGCACATTGCCTCAACCATGCGGGCACTTGATGACCCTAAAGAGCGTTATGGTTTGGTGGGGCGAACTTTAATTACGTTACCCGACCAACCCAAATATGTGGGGGATGGTGCCGGTATCAAGTCAATCACCGGTGGCGATTCTGTTTTGATTCGTCCACTGTATAGCAACTCGTATAGTACGGTTATCAATGCCGTGGTTATTGCTACCAATAACGCTCCAATGATATTTACAGAGCGTAACGGGGGGATTGCTCGTAGGCGGGTGATTCTAGCTTTTGACAATGTTGTCGAGGAGTCAAAACGCGACACTGAGTTTATAGCCAAACTCATACAAGAGATTCCCGCAATAGTCTCACATCTGTTTGTTACGTTTACTGAACCCAATGAAGCAAGAAAGGCTCTTGAGGTGCAAAGGTCGTCTCTTGAGGCGTTAGAAGTGAAGAAGCAAACTGACCATGTAATGTTGTTTGTCTCGTACCTTGAGTTTTTAGAGGCTCCGCACGGGCTGTTTTTTGGGCGTTACGACAAGGATGGAACTCGTGTAAGGATGTTTGTGTATCACTTGTATCTTGATTTTTGCAGTTCGCTAGGGTTTGTAAAGCCACTATCGGTGCAGCGATTATCAAGCGCAATAAAGCTGAGTGCTAAGGACCTTGGAGGGGAGTATAAAACCCGTTTAATTAAAGGGCGAACCCAAACCAATATACGAGCCACTGAGGAGTTAACGAGCATACTTACCGAATAGTGCGTAACCATCCAACTTTTCAGGTTAATAATTCAAACCGCCCATTGTGGCGGTTTTTCTTTGTCTGTGGATAACAGTTTCTAATTTAGCTAATAAGAGAGTTTTCAGCTTCTCTCTCTTCCTTATCTACCCAATCCCCTTTATCCGTTGTAATAGTTGGCATTGTGGTAGGGTGATAAGCTGTAAATTCCACTCTACCTACTCTCTACCCTCTCCCCCTTATTCAATGTTGCTACCTACCTCTTATCTACACTCTTTTCTACCTTAAAAAATAATATAAAACATACAGTTAAAAATATTTGTAGAGAGGTAGAGAGGCATCCATAAAAAAATTATTATTAAGTTTTCAGCGAGACTGTAATTACTTTGGGTTGTCCGAATAAATACGCACACACAGAAAAGGCTAATGTTTTGAAGCGGTGCGGTTGTGGTGGTGGGATTTGCCTATTATTCGCGTGCTGGTGGCTCTAAGGTCACATGACGCTGTTTTTTGTAGAGGCTGGTATACTCGCACTATCTAATACTAACAAGGACTAGGTGAGACCATGCCACCAAGAAAGAAACTTGACCTAACCGGTCACGTTGAGCGCGTTGTAACAATGTTCAATGAAGAGAAGATGACCTGTCGAGACATTGCAGCCACTCTTCAAAAGGAGGGGCTTAGCGTGTCGCACAGCACGGTAGCGCGTACCGTCAAAGACCATAACCAGCAATTAGCTGAAATGCGCGAGCGTATCAGGCAGCAAAACGCCATGGCTAAGGCTATGCGCGAGGAGATGGGGGAGTCTGGGCTATCAGGCTTAGAGTTGGCGGAGATGTGCATAGCAAAACTGAGACCGCACATTCTAAAGTCACTTGAAGAAATGGAGCATTCAGAAAACCATTTTAAGAACACTGAAAAATTAGTTAACGCGCTAGAGTCACTTACTCGCTCACAAGCCACTATCAGCAAAACCAAGTACAGTCTAGAGAAAGTATTTGATGATGTGAAAGGGATGTTTGAGGCGTCAATCGTTGAGCTTTTGGGGGACAAGCACCCTGAGGCGTTGCAAGTTATATTTAATGAAGTTCAGAAAATCAGGCTTGAGGACGCCCGACGACTAGTTAAAGACAAACATTAAATATGAAGTCGTGGCGGTAGAGGTATCCCCACATTTAAAAATATCAACCTCATCGGTAATTGTGCGGGTAGGGGCATCCCCACATAAAACAGGTAAACCCCAATTGATGATATTTGAGCGTAGTTAATGCGCCATTTTGAACCGTGCTTTTTGGGGCATAAAAGGTGGTGACTTTTGGCTTTAGTACCACAGGAAGTACCACGAATGAAGTTTTTGTATTCGTGATTTGTTTTAAAACAATGACTTATCTCTGTTTATCAAGTCCGCCCACCGTACCATATTCCAAGACAGAGCCTCGACGTAAGTCGGGGATTTGTTGTTTCTGGCGTTTGTAAATTCAAATCCAGC